ATCCCTCCGTGGCTGCGGTTTCGTTGTTCCTGAACAAACATGAAACACCGCAAAACCGCCGAGGGATTTCGTTTTCTTGAAATTGCTCGCGAATTCACCCAAGAGAGTTCGCTTGATTAAGGACTAGGGTCCGAAAGGGACCGGCTTGTTAACTCTGAGAGGGTTGTTAACCAGAGATTCGGAGAGTTTTAGACCGAGATTCTAGGGTGCGGAAGGGACCCGGGGGGTTCCTTCCGGACCCTGGCCGATCTCTCTCGAAACAGAGAGCGCGGGGAGGATCGTCGCAAACCCTTGCGACTAAACGCCAGAAACGCGAAACGCCCGGCCGCCGATCTCTCGGCGTCGGGCGTTAACTGGCGGGCCGGTCGGTTTCGCGACCGGCGAAATAGCTCCCCGACAAGGACTCGAACCTTGGACAAGCGGATTAACAGTCCGCTTTCATCGGGAAAATGCTAGCAGCGGCCGCGCCGGCGAGGTAAGATCGGCCGCAGGGAACCGCGGGTTTCTCTTCTCTGGGCCGTTTTTTTTCGAGGGCAAATTTCATGGCCACGCTTCCGCCGCTGCCGGGCACTTCGTCGGCCGTCCCATCGCGCCCGGGACCGTCCCCCTTGCCTGCGCGCGCCCGAGCGAGGATTTCATTCGGCGCCAAATGCGCTATGGCCGCGGGAGCGGGAATCGTCATCATCGGGATCTTTGCGCCGCCGGGCACCTCGCGGAGGACGGCCGCGGTGCCGGCAACCGCGCCAATCATTGGGCCCGAGGCACAGATTGCTGATCCGCCGGCGGCGCAAATGCCGGCCCAGGACGCGACCGTGAAGGGCGCTGTCATTGGACAGCCGGTGGGCGCCGAACCGTGGCGGCTATTGCCGATCGGTTTCTACGAGGCTGCGCCGGTCGGCACCCCGGGAGACCGGGAAATCAAACAACTACTGTCGGCCGCGGAGGATCTCGCGAACGAAACCGGTCCGACGCCCGGGCCGTGGAGCTTCGTGGGATGGAGACGGTCGCCACACCGGATTGGTTTTGTCTTATCGAACGGCGTCAGCCGACGCCGTCGGGTTGGCGAGGTCGAATTCGTCGGGGAGTGGTCACGTTCGCGTCCGATCATTGATCGCCGGTTCCGCGATGAAATTTTCGACCTCGATCGGGAAAGGTGGGTCCCCGATGGCTACGCCGAGGAATGCGCCGCGCCGCGCGACGCTTATTCTCCGCGAGGGACAATTTGGACAATCTCCTATTCCAACGGTGCGAAAACGCGGGAAACATTTTCGAGCGGCCATGGGGCACAAACGGAGCGAATCTGGGAAGACGGTCGAATCGCAAGGGAAGGTGAGAGACGCTCTAACGGCCACGGTGGATCGATCTACGAAATGCGCCCGTTCCCTCGAATGGTCGCCGATGATGGGGCTGCGGAGATCGTCATTCACTGCGTCGACGATGGCCCAGATAAAATGAGCCGGCTTCGCTAGCCCTGGTCGAAGGGAGCGACGTTAAGCCATCCGTGGCTAATGATGATCGGCCCAGCCTGCCCGCTTTGATTCTGGTAGATCTCTGGTTGGAGTCCGACGCAAAATGTGCTCCCTTCCTCGCTCTCGATCATGAATTGTCCGACGAATTGAACGGAACCCTGCGAGCCGAACGCAGTTCCCACCAGCGCACCGCCGCTGACGCTGTTCGGCATGCAGGTGTAGCCGCACGCTACCGCAACGTCTAGCGCTGTCTGCAACGATCCAGAAAGCCACCAAAGCCCACGTATTTGCACGCTATCGCCAAGTGAGGAAGCAGAAGCCGGTGGCCACGCTCCAGACGTTTGAGTTGTCGGCGTCCAACCAGGCGTGCAGCTTACGCCGTAGGTCACGAGATACTTCCGATTATCAGGAATCAGAAAATTTATGTTGTCCGAAGTCGTAAATCCGATCAGGTCGGAATTCGTCCAGCTTAGTTTGCCGCCAGAGGTCGTGATTGGAGATGGCGAACTATAGGCCGCAGTGCATCGCATCCTCGGCTTTTCACTCGCATCCTGCACGACATACCAATTGAGCGTGTAGTTGCCGTCCGACGTGAATCCGTTGGTCGCAATCCACACCCAGGGATTCGGAATCGTCGTCGTCGAAACAATGTCGTCGTTGTAGTTTTGCACTCCGCTCGAAAGTGTAATGTGCTGATAGCTCTCGCTGCCGAGCGTCGTTCCGCCATAGACCTGCAGCGTGTCGCCGCTCGAATCCGCACCGAGTTGCGTCCCGTATCCCCACACGTTGCCGGTATCGCCCGGGATGTATTGGCACAAGAGCGCCTGCCCTTGCGGGGCGATGGCATACCATTCGCCATTGTGCCGGTTATAGGTGATGAGCACGAAGTTGCTCGATGGGATCATGCCCCAGCGGTTCACGACGCCTGCGATCGGGATCCCCGGCGCGGTCCAGCCGCTCGAATCCGATTCGCCAAAAGGCGTCCCGAAGAAGACTTCGACGGTTTGCGTCGCGCCGGGCTGCCAATACTTCGTCGCGCCGGTCGAGTAAATGTATTGCCCGAGCAAGATCTCATCCGGCCGCCCAAGCACGTACCAGGCCGTGCCGTTGTAGCCGATCAACACAAAATCGCTCGGGTAATGCGACGGCAGGATGGGGCCCAAATAGTTTTCCACACTGAGCCACACGCCGGTGTCGGTCTCGCCGCCGGGGGCGCCCCCGTAGATCTCGATCGGTTGCGCCGCGCCGCGCTGCCAAACCGTGGTGCCGGCGGCGGCCGGCGTCGACGATCCGAGCCATTTGCCGAGCAGCACGTCGCCCGTCGAGGGCGCGATGATCCACCACGCGCCGTTTTGCTGGAGCACGACGACGGGCGCGCCCACGGGCACCACGGCGTCGACGAGGTTGTAGGCGCGGAATCGCGCCATCGTTTGCCGGTTTTCAAAGTCCGGCGGCGTGCCGTCCATGCCGGATTCGTCGTCGAGATAGCCGTCGACGAAAATGATCCAATAGGCCGCCGGTACCGGCGGCGCGCCGGCGTAGGGATAGTCGCCGTAGACCGGATCCGCGGCCGTGATGGCCAGCCGCACGTGGCGCGGGGCGCCGGGGCCGCTGGCGCGGGCGTGCAGCTTCGAGGCCCGCTCGGCGAGGCGCGCGAAGCTAGCCTCCTGGTCGGCGATGCGGTCGGCGTCGTCGCCGCGGTAGAGGTTTGGCATGGATAGGGTCAGGGGATAGGGTCAGGGGATAAGGACGAGGGGTTAGGACGGGGAAGGGGTCGAAGAGGACGGCGAACGTGCGGCGGAGCTTCTTGGCGTAGGCGTCGCTCGCGCGCCGCTCGGGCGTATCGGTGGGGTCTTGCATTGCTCTTCTCGGAAAGTTATTTCGCGCGGAATAGCGGACGCGAGGGCGGGACGTGGTACCGGGATCACGCGAGGGGAAAGCCGGCGTCTTGGGCAAAGCCGTCGATCGCGCCGAAGGCCGTGATGATTTTCGTCCTCGGCATCGGCGGAGGGCCGGGGCCGAGCTGCTCGGGGAACTCCCAGCGCACGCTGGTGATCACGGCGTTCACCGGCGTGACCGCGTCGTCGCTCGCGGCGTTGAGCGAATCGACCAAGGCGGCGACCAACTGGCCGACGCCCAACCCGAAAGCGATCAGGTTGAAGCTCAGCTCCAAAATCTGCCGCGTCTCGCCGTACCATTGAAACGCCATGTAGGCGATGTCGGCCATCAGGTCGCGATCGTCGCGGATCGGGCCGCCGCTCGTGCTCTTCACGAGCTCGCCGTTCTCGACGTTGACCACCGTGTTCGGCGCGACCCAATGGAACTTGGCCTGGCTACCGACGTCGATGATGAGCACGCGCAGCGCGTCGGGGCCGCTGCCGTCGCCTTCGTCGTCGTAATAACTCGAGGGGTCGGCCGGATAGCTTTGTTGGACGAATTGGTCGGCCGCGATCGCCACGGTGACCCCGACGTCGGTCCGCCAATTGATTGAGTCGAATTCGTCCAAGACGTTGTCCCAAGAGCCGGCCGGGGAAAAGTCGGCGCTGGCGATCATGTAGGGGAAATCGCCCATGTCGAGCACGACGCCCGGAAACAGTTCTTGCGGGCGGATCGACGCGGCGAAGGGCGATTGCAACACCTCGTTCCGCGAAAAGGCGTTGAAGTGCTCGAGGTTGACGTATTGGCTCTCCAGCGCGCTGGTGGCCGAAGGAAACGGCACATCGGCCGCGGCAAAGATCGGAATATATTCCCACGCTTGGCCGGCGGGCGTCGTGTCGGTGACCGCGTCGTCGGCGATGTTCGAGCCTGAATAATCGTGGTTGAACTTGAGCGGCGTCTGGTGCTCGATGCGGAGGCCCGGGATCCAGAATGGCAGCGGATCGTCGCTCTCGCCCTCGTCCATGTCGTCGGCCGGCAAATAGGGCGTCGAGCCTTCGTAAGTGACGCCGGACCAGGTCGTCGAGGGGCCGAAATAGCGGTAGACGCGTTTCAGCGAATCGGCCGAGCGGGCAATGTCGTCGGCGATGTTTTTGTCCGAGTTGCCGAGCGCGCTGTAGCCGGCCTGAGCGCTCGCGCCGGCGTTGTAGGTCGATTGGTCCGAGTCGCTCCAGTGCGCGGTGAGCGTGCCGCTCTCGCCGTCGATCGTGAACACCGCGCGCACGCGGTCGCCCATCACGGTCACCTGGTCGAACGATTCGGCGTTGGTGGCCCGAAGCCGGCAGCTTTCCACGTCGGGCGAGTGGTCGATGTCGAGCCCGACCTGGTCGGCGTTGGCATAGACGGTGTTCGTGCCGACGGTGAGGTTGCTTTGGTTGAACGAAAACGGGTTGAGCACGATCGTGTCGCCGGCATCCTCGTCGCCTTCGTCGACGGTGAGGTAAAAGCCCATCAGGCGGCGTCGGTCCATGAGCTGGTCGAGGAGTTGCTTGACGGTGCGTTTTTCGGCAACGACGCGCGGCTTGTCCCACCAGGGGGCAAAATAGCTGGGAGAGATTTCCCAGGGGATGACTTGGTCGCCGTCGGCGTTCTTGGGCGTCATGTATTGCAACAAATACCCGGCGATGTAGGCCGTCGACCAGAATTGCGAATCGCTCGAGCCCAGCACGCCGGCGAAGACGTAGAAGCCGTCGGTGTCGAGCGACTGGCTCATGTTGCCGATGTCGGCCTGCTGGTTCGGCTCGTTGAATTCTATCGCCCTGCCGATCGTGAACGTGCCGCTCAGGTCGGCCTTGAAGCACACGCTGGTGGTGACCTGCGTGCGTTCCAAAAGGATTTCGAGGCCCAGGGCCGTCACGAGCTGCCGACCGGTGCGCACGTAGGGGCTCAGGTCGCCGTCCATGTCGTCGAATTCGTCGCCCAAGAGGCCGTCGAGCTCGTCGCCATCGAGATCGTCGAAATCGAAATCGCCGGCCACGGCCGTGCGGGCGATCGAGCCGCCGCGGTCGTCGGTGATCTGCTCGATGACGCCGTACCAGGCATAGGTCGAGTCGTCGGCCGGATTGGTGACCACGAGTTTCAGATAGGTGCCGAGCCAATCGCCGGGGACGAGCGGCGCGACGACGGAAAACGACGTGTCGCCAAAATCCATCCGCTCGCCGTAGCGCCAGGTCAGTTGGGCCTGGGGGATTTCTGGATTGACGCACCACAAAAGGTAATCGCACCAGAACCCGTCGAGCTCTTCCCAATCGTCGTCCCACGAATCGCGGCCGTAGACCACGGGCGCGGCCGCGTCGCGGAAGAGCGGATCGGCCGACCAGGTGAGGGTGGTGACGGAGGTCAAGGGCGCGGTGAGGGGTTAGGGTGAGGGGTTAGTGACGAAGAGGCACCGGCCCGGAGCCGGCCGGCGTCTCTTCATCACCAGGCCCTCGGCGGTGTGACCCGTTACGACGGCGGCGCTGCGGCGAGCGTCACGGTGCCATCGGCGTTGATCGTGACGGCACGTGGCGGCGTGAACGTGTTGACGCCGGGCGCGATCGTGTTGAGCAGCGTTTGCAGCGCCGTCGCGGCATTGAAATGAGCCGCGGCGCCGGTGCCCATCGTCGCCACGATCTGATCGGGCGTGGCGTCAGGGTTGTTCCACACGTCGGTTTGGAGCCGCGCGAGCTGCATCTTGAGCAGGGCCATCAGGCCGTTGGCCTGCTGATCGATCTGGCCGACGATCTTCTGAGCCGGCGTGAGCGACGAAAATGCGGGTGCTGCCATCGTGATTTCTCCGGCGGGAAACTAATCCGTAGGGATTCCGAACAGGGCGCATAAAGTATTGATCGCTGACTGTGCGTAGGAGTCGGCGATCCCGCTAGTGAAAATGGTTGCCGCCCCGTAAATGTAGATCGGGTAGCTGGCGTTGTTGATTGTGAGGCTCCCAACAGCCAGCGCACCGTAGCCATTGGATTGGATCAGATCGTTGTCCGAACTGATTGTATTGCACGCGACGTTCCCGCTCGTGTCCACCTGGAACACGTAGGGACCGCCGGCAGGCAACGCGATCGGCAGTGAGGCTCCGCCTGCATTCGCCGCGACGTAGCTGACGACGGCTTTTTGCGATGGGACTTTGGCGTCGCTGTTGGCGGCCATTGTGCCGTCGGTGTCGAGATAGGTCGCCGGGATCGAAGCGGATTCGGCGGCGGATTGAGCGGCCGATGCGGCGCTTGCTGCGTAGGCTTCGGCGTTGCTCTGGGCGGTCGCGGCGGCGCCGGCGACGTCGAAATCGGTGGCCGCGTGCGTTGAAGCGGTGCCGAGGCCGTCGAGCTTCGTCTTGTCGGCGGCGGAGAGCGTGCCAGGGGCCGAGTCGGTGGCCTCGGCCATGGCCGAGGCGAGCGGCGGATAGATTTGGTCCCACACGGCCGCGGCGGTGGCGCTGCTCGCGCAGATATAGACGCCGTGCGGCGTGGCGGCCGTGTCGATCCACAGTTGGGTGACCGTGGTCGCGCCCGCGCCGCCGGTGTTCGCCCCGTCGTCGTTGGCGGTCGGGGCCCGGGACATGATCCACGGATCGACGGAGTCGATGTTCTGCTGCAGCGCCAAGCCGGCATCGCCGGCGGGCGGGGCGCTGCGGCGCTGCAGAAGACGGCCCGAATTAGTGATCCAGTTGGGCATGGCAGTGGCTAGTGGTTAGTGGCTAGTGGCTAGTGGTTGGTGACGCGCAAGCGGACTTCCTCGTTCTTCGTAACTCAAGCCTCAAGCCTCACGCCTCCTACGACGCCAGGCAAATCGTCAGGCTGCGGGCGGCGCCTTCGTTGCTCGCGCTTTGCAGTTGCAACCATGGGAACGCGAAGGCGGCCGCGGGGATCGCGCACGCCGACGAGGTTTCGGGCGTGATCGTCTGGGCGTTGCCGGCGTTGTCGTACAGCGGGAAAAAATTCGTGCCGTCGGCGCTGACCTCGACCGTCACTGTGGCGCCGGTGAACACCGCGGGAAAGACAACGCCGCCGCTGCGCATCCCCTCGAGGTTGACCGGCGCGGTGAGCGGCTTGGTGCCGTTGGCGATCGTGGCCTGGGCGACGTTGCGGGCCGCGATATTTTCGTTTTGCATGGCGAATTAGGGGCGAGGGATTAGGGACGAGGGGTGAGTGACAAGGACGGATATGGTCTCGCGCCGCTTCTCCTGGCTGGCGCCCGCGGCCGGCGGCGCGAGCGTCGGATGGCAGTCGCAGGGGACGCGGAGGATCGCGGCGATCGCGGCGAGGGCGAGCACGAGGAGGCACGCGAGGGCGGCGTTTAGCCAGGCTTTCGTTTTCATGGATTCATTCCGCGCGAAATGTTGTTCTTCTCTCTCGCCCCTGCTCGGCTTAGCCGAGCACGAGCGCCACTTGGACGCTGCCGCCGGTGCCGTTGACCCAGTCGAGCGTCTTGTTCGTGCCGCCGATCGCTGCCAGGGCGTTGCTGAAAAACTGCATTGCGACGCCGGGCATGTTGGGCGACGCGCCGGGGCCGCAGACCAGCTCCGCGCCCAAAAGCGCGTAGCCGTTCGACGCGCCTTGGCCGAGCGAACAATTGCCGCTGGCGTTCGGGTTGACGAGGTACACGCCGCGCAGCTTCTGGCCCGCAAAGCTTTGGGCGCCGAACAGGGTTTGCAAATTGGTCAGATCGAGCGTGCCGCTCGCGCCGGCCAGATCCATGTAGGCCACGCCTTGGGCCGGCGGCGTCGAGCCGGCGTTGAGCGTGATCGATTGATCGAAGCCGTTTTGCACGATCTGCTTCTGCCCGGCCGCCGGCGCTTGAGCGGCCTGCGGCGTCTCATTCGTGTCGAAGCGGAAACCCAGGGTGGTTTTCACGTTGGAAAGCATGAGAAAATTAGGGGTTAGGGTTAGGGGGCTAGGGTCTAGTAATCATCGTCGTCATCGCTATCGCTGGGGACGGCGATCAGGTCCCAGTCGGCGATCAGGATCGCCAGGCTCGGGTCGCTGCTCGATCCGTTCAGGCCGCCGACGCTGTTGAGCACGTTGCGGCAGTCGACGCAACGCACGTCGACTACTACTACCGAAAATCCTTCGGCCGACATATCGCGATCGCGCCAGGTCATGTTTTGCACGCTGCCGATCAGCGACACGTATTGGTCGTACTGGTCGCGCGCGGTCGGCAAATCGTCTTGGTCGACTTTGGTTTGCACGGTGAATTTCGGGCCCCGCGTGCCGCTGCGGCCGAACGTCGTGCCGTCGACGCCGGAGCGCGTGTGCACGTCGAGCGTCTGCTTGAGCGGCTCCGGATTGCCGGTGATCGCCAAGAACTCGAAACCTCCGATGCTGTTTTCGGGAAAGGACACGTGGGCAACGGTGAGGGTAAGGGTGAGGGGTTAGGGACGAAGGCGGTTAGCGGCCCTCTTTGTTGGCGAGCGCCGGCGTCGGCGCAACGCGGCGCCCGGCGGGCGTCGTCGCGGCCGTATTGGCTTGGGTGGCATCGGTGTTGGCCTTGAGGGCCGCGGTATGCGCCTCCAATAGTCTCCGCGTTTGTTCGAAACGAGCGGCGTCATCCGGGTGGAGGGATTCGATCGCTTGCCACGGATTGGGACGAGGGCCGTGCTCGCCGGGAGTCTTTTGGAGCGACCTCCAATTCTTGTCGACTGTCCCAATCATTCGGCGCGTCGCCTCGAATTCATCGGCTCGGTCCGGATATTCGCCTTCGAGCGCTTCCCATGGATTCTCGGGCCCCGCAAGGTGTCTGAGCTTTTGCAGGTCTTCTTGCTGCGAGGGGAACTCTTTCGTCGCCCGCTTCAGAAGCGCCCGAAGTAGTTCGGTCGATCGGAGGCCGTCGCCGCCGCCCGGCAGGCCGCGCCATGCTTCGGGAAACGCTTCGCGCGATCGCGCAATCGGGTCGCGAGCCATGCCCTCAATCAGGCCGTCTTTAGCTACCGTCGGCCGATGCAAGAACCTGTCGGGCGACCCCGCATAGAGAAGCCCGATTTCGGCGGGGGTGAGCGCGCCGAACTCGACCACCGCGAGTTCTTCCGGCGCGTCCACTTCCGTGGACTGCCACTTCTGAAGCCCGCGATGAAACCAGCCTTCATTTCTAACGCCCTTAATCGCTTCGATCATTTTCAGCATGTTGGCGCGCTGCTCTTCGGCGTCCGCATAGTGCTCGTCCGCGTTTTTTCCGAGCCCCTCGACAAGTGCGCTCGTTTCCGCGCCGGCGAGTTTAGGCACTTGGGAGATCTGATCGGCCTCCTGCTGCGCGTAGCGCCCCCTCAACATGTTTTCGCGGAACTCGTCTGCTAGCGACCGCGACTGGTCACCGCCGGCGGCCGCGATCGCCTCTTTGCCTAGCACGGCTTCACGCACCATCGGGTCGGTCCAGATCAGATGCATCTTTTCCGCCGCATCGCCCGCCATCAGGAAGCGCCGCTCCGCGCGCTTAACTGGCTCAAACATCTCCGCCCTCGAGATCAATCCGGATGGCCGCGGTCGCGCGATGGCGTTCGCGATCTTTTCCATGAAGCGGCCCCCCAACGTCGGCGCGCCCCACATTGCCAGCCCCATTGCCGCCGAGAAGTCTTTCTCGGCCCCGGATTTCACCAAATCGTCGATCGCCCGCATGCTTTCCGGACTCGTGATCTCCGAGGCCGCCCTCGCACCGACCTTGTTGCGTAGATAGGCCGCCGCGCTGGCGAGCTGCTCGGGAACCATTGATGGGGCGGCTCGGCTGATCGCTCCCATCGCCCGTCCTTCGGCGCCTGTATCGGCCGCGTCGCCGGCGTGATAATGCTTGGCAATCTCGATCGCCTTCGGAACGGCGAGCGCGGGATTGCCCTCGCGGATGCCCTGAAGCAGGGCCGAGGCAGCCTCGGGCTTCGCCGCGCGTGTTACGAACTCGGTGATTTCAGCGGCGTAGGTGGCGCCTCCGATCGCGCCGATCGCCCTCAATGCGGTCTCGGATGACGACCGCGATTCGGCCGCGACGTCCCGCATCTTGTCGCGCCAATCCTCGTAGGCGGCCGTCACAGCTTCGACCGCCTTTTCGACCGAGAACAGCGCCGTCAGCGTCTTACCGATGTCCTTGATTTGGTCGGCCGACCACTCCTTCATGGCGTTGCCGCTTTCGTCGTGCGCCTGCTTCACCTTGCCTTGCTGCGCGATGAGATCGAGGTTCATCCGCTTGAGGCGCTCATACGCCTTCAGGACATCCTGATCGTTCGCGGTGAAGGTGGTTTGAACGTCGCCCATTGGAAGCAAGGCTGAGGGTGAGGGGATCGGGTTAGGACGCGCAAGCGGCCGCTTCCCTTATTCGCGTGATTCGTGTTATCCGTGGTTTACTCTTCTTCGCCTGCGTCCTTAGCTCCTTCCCCGCATGGCGGCGATCCATAGCTCTCCCCGGCTGGGCTCGTGCCCGGGCCGCAGGCCGGCGCACCAGGCGAGGGTTTCGAGCAAGCGGGCGCTGGGGCATCGGGCGTTTTTTTTTGCGTGCCGTTGAATTCCTCGACGGCGGGCACGTCGACGGCCAACATCAGGACCTCGAACAGGTTGTCGCTATCGATCCAGTGCAACAAGTGCTGCTCGGCGAGGCCGAAGCGATAGTTCACCCCGAGCACGCGGATCGCGAAGCGCAGGGCCTCGGCCCGCGATAGCTCGCCGCGGCTGCGGTCGATGAAAAAATCCCAGATCGGCGCGGCGTCTTCCCACAGTCGCCGGTGCGACTCCTTGACGCGCACGACGAGCTCGCCGGCGGCGTCGAGCGAAAGATCCTCGGGCAGCGACGTGGCGCCGCGCGGGCTGCGCAGGATCGGCACGTGCAGAGAAGAGGGCGACGGGGCGGAAAGCGGAAGCTTGTAGCCGCGGCGGATCGCGCGGCGCTCGAGGTCCTCGGGCGTCGGCGGATATTCTTTATCCAGGCCGATCCACAGCTTGTCGGTCACGCGCTGCCAAGTCTGCAAACGCGGGCAATAGGTGGCGCGCTTCGGGGCGCCCCCTTTCGCCGGCAAGGGAATCAGGACCGTCCCCGAATCGCCGCTCGGGCCGGCTTTGGAAAGGTCGAACAGGGCGGCGTGGCTCTTCTCCGTCACGTCGGCCAGGATTTCCTGCAGGCCGCAGGAGGCCAGTATTTCGCGCGAAATCTTTCCCCGCGCGCAGACCAGCGCCGGCAGCGCGACTTTCGGCAAAAAGTAAAGGATTCCGGCCATGGGGAAGTTGCTAGTGGTTAGTGCGTTTCTTCGGCGGCGGTTTGACACCCACTCTTTCTTCGACGGCGCTCAGCCGCTCCTCGTGATCTTCGATCGTCTCGGGCAGGTGAACGACGCTGGCGGCGATCTCCGACGTCTTGCGCCAGATGCGGTGCAGGTAGGGCAACGCCCCGGCGATGATCAGCAGCTCGATAATGCGGTACATTTGCTCGTTCATGGTCTTCGTCTCTAACCACCAGCAACTAGCAACTCCAAAGCGCGTCGCGAGCGAACGCGGATTACGAGGAGACGTAGGGGATCGGCGACGCGGTGTTGATCTCGAAAGCGGCGGTCATGGCGTCTTCGCCGGTGCCCCCGGTGAGGGCCAGCTTGATTGACGTGCTGGTGCGGTTGAGGCCGCCCCCTTTGGTGTCGGGAGTGAGGATCAGGGCATCGTCGCCGCTGATATAGATGTGCTCGGCCGTGCCGACGTCGACGTCGTCGGTGTCGGCCGATTTTTTGCGGAGGTATAGCCCCCAATAGGCGATCTGGTCGCCGTCGAGGCCATAATCGAGCCAGGTGGCGAGATCGAGGCCGTCGAGCGTTAGCGTCGGCGCCCGTTCGCGGATACCGCAGAACGTGTCGTACAGATCGTCGTCGGCGCCGATCTCTTCCATCTGTAAATTCTGGTCGAGGGAAAAACCTTCGACGCCCTCGATCTGCACGGCGTCATCCAAGCTGGCGCCGGCGTAAAAACCGCCGAACTTGAAATACTCGATGGCCTTGGGAAGCTCCGTCAGCGCGATGCTGCCGGTGGGCACGAAGGGCGCGTTGCCGTCGTCGTCCATGACCGGCTTGTAGCGGACGCTGGCGGTCGCGTCGGCCAGGTAGTTCCCCTTGATCGACGTCCAGTACAACAGACCGCTGGTGGCGCGAATTCTAAAATGGACCGTGGCGTCGTCGGCCTGGCGGCTGCCGAGGTTCTTCGCCGCGCAGTACAAGAGGTCGGTGTTGCCGTCGCTAGTGTCGAGGCCGTCGGTGCCTAGCGCCGCCAGCAGCGTGGCGAGCTGCGAGGTGCTGAACTGGATGTCGGGCTTGGCCCCGCGGACGGAGGCAAACAGCGGCTCCGGATAGCCGGCCGACATGCCCATCAGCAGCGCGTGGTTGTTGGCGGCCGTCAGATCGGTGATCTGCGACAGGAAACCGGCCGTGGGCAACGAGAGGCCGCGGAGGTAGGAAACATTGGTGACGGACATGATCAGGGGTCAGGGGTTAGGGGACGCGCGAAGCGTCGGGCGAGCCGCCGATTAGTTTCAATGCTCGATCGCGCGCGAAGCGGAGTTTTTCCAGGCCCTGTTTGAAGTGGTCTTCGGCGACGTCGGGACTTCCGGCAATCACGCCGTCGAAAAACACGGCGAACATCCGGCGGAGTTGCTCGAGGTAGGCGGCGGTGATGGCTTGTTTTTCCGTCACGTTCTTCGTTCCTCGTCACTGGTTAGGCGACTTTCACGATCAGCGGCTCGCCGGGCGCCTCGGCAAACCGCTTGTGCACCTCGTCGCCGAGCACCTTGTCGAGTTTTCTTTGCTCCGCCGGGAGCACGGTCGTGATCTCGGCCGCCTTGTCGGGTTGGCGCGTCTTGTACGGTTTCATCGTGATGTAGCGCGGGCCGATCATGCGAATCGTCACGCGCGTCGGGAAGGCGCGGATCCTGGCCGGCTCGATCATCGTGCGTTTCAAAAGGCCGGTGAACACCAGAGCGACTTTGCCTCCCTCGAGCACGGGGCCCTGGTAGCGATAGGGGCCGAGGCCGCGAGCGGCGAGCTCCTTGTATTGCTGATACTTTTTGCCGCGGTCCTGGTAGCCATATTTCGCCGCCGCGTAGGGCTCAAAGTGCCGCGGCAAAAACTCGCTGTGCCAGACGCGCCCCTGTTCCTCGAACGCTTCCTTCATGCACGCGCGCCACTGCCGCACCGACGCCTCGGGCGGCTTCGTGAATTTCGTGGTGATGCGCAGCGGGAACATGCGGAAGGGTGAGGGCGAGGGGTTAGGGTTCGCCACGCCGCTTCGCGGCGTGCTTATGCGAAGCGTGCTTGTGTTTCGGGGCGGCCGACTGGTCTTGCTCGGCCAGTTCGACGAGGCTCTCGAGCGGGCTCTCGCCCTTCGGCGGGCGCCGGCGCAGCCAGCGCCACAGGAACACGGCCGCGGCCGCGATCGCCGCCGCCGCCATGCTGAAAACGTGAGTGCTCATATTCTTTGGCCCTGCTACTGATAACGAACCGTAAAACTGGCCCACAAATAGCTGCCGGCGGCGGCCCAATCCTTGGGCGGGTTGCGCGTTAGCGGCATATCGAGGTCGATGGCCGTGATCGCCAAATAGTCGTCGACGGCCGCCAGGTTCGCGATGTCGCCGATCACGCCGCCCAACAAGTTTTCAAAAATCGTGTCGCTCTCGATGATTTGCTGGGCCGTCGCCACGCCGCCGGTCGCCTCCGGCTGCACGGGATCGTTGTCGGTCAGGATCACGCGCAGTTGCGGATCGCGGGGCCAAAGCAGGTTGCGCCCGCCGCCGGCGATCTGGCGCATTTGAAAATGGTCCCAGAGGACAACGGCGAACGGCCGCAGGGCCGCCATCTGCTCTGCGTCGGCTTCCTCCAAAAACGAGTAAAAAATCTTGTCGAGCGGATCGGGCACCGAGCCGCACAAGGCGTCAAAGGCGTCGCCCGACTGGCAGTCGAATTCGCCGCCCGCGAAACTGTCGAAAAAGTAATCGGGCCCCTCGGGCGCGCCTCCGAACCAGGCCTGCAGCGTGCCGCTGGCCGCGAGGATCGCGGCGAGCTTGGCCTTCGGAACGCTGAGGACGCCGGTGGGGGTGGCCATTCAGGGACGAGGGGCTAGGGACGAGGGGCGAGTTTCAAAGGCGGACGTCGGGAGCGACGACGCCGGTTCTTTTCGCTCGCCCCTCGTCCCTCGCCCCTACGTCTTTCCGACTCGATCCGGGATTCTGCGGGCGAACTCCAGGGTAAAACTGTGCGGGGTGACCTCCGTCGTGCGGCCTTGAAAGCTGTAGGTCCAATCCGGGAAGCACTGGCGGACGATCGCGTCGCCGATCCGCGGTTCCTGGATTCCGCCTTTCGCTTCGGCCGGGTCGCGGCCGATGCGGACCAAAATCTTTTGTTCTCTGATCTCTTCGAGCTGACGCTCGGCCAGGTCTTCCGGCGCGTCGCGGACGACGCACACGATCTGCGCGTCGGACGCGCCCGGGCGCTTGTAGGTCACCGTCTCCGCGAATTGATCGCAGTTGAGGATGACGTTGTAGAAGTTTTCCTTTCTGGCGAGCTTCAGCGACATGAGCAAGAAATCCAGCATGGCAGGGTGAGGGTGAGGGATTAGAAAGGTCGAGGTTCGGCGACGCTCTGTTGTTCCTCCCTAACCCCTCACCCTCGCCCTGCCCTTTCCTTATTAGCCGTCGTAATCGGCCTTGTAGGCGATGCGGACGCGATAGATCACCGCGTAGCCGACGGCGGCGTTCGACGATTTGGCGACCTGGGCGATCGGCTGTAGGTTGCCGGTGTAGGCCGACAGGTTGAAGCGGGTCGCTTGGCAGATGCGCCGCAACAGCGGCGCGGGGTTCGGTGAGCCGCTCATGGCGATTTGTTCGGCGCTGAAAAGCACGTTCGATTGTCCGCCGGTAGCCAGCGAGCCTGCCGTCGAGGTCAATCCGGCGCCGAAATCCATCGAGCACTTGATGCAGGTCGTGCCGATCGTCTGGCCGCTATCGACCTGGCTGTTCGTGTTCGTGCCGTCCGAGGTCGAGATCAGGAGCTCGTTGGAACCGACGCAGCGGAATAGGGCGAATTCGCTGGCGGATTCCGGGGCGTTGTTGCGCGCCGTCGACAGGCCGAAGGCGACGTTGATGTGCGAATCGAGCGACGCGCTCACGCTGGCCCAGAAATCGACGCGCACCAATTTGCCGATCGGATATCCGAGCACGTCGCCCATGTAGAGGCACGCAGCTTGGGCTTCCGCCGTGCTGTCGAGCAGCAGTTTCATCCCGCCGGCGACGCCGAGCACGGAGGGGCTGCCGGCGGATTTTTCCAGGTACGAGCGCCAATTCATCGAGTCGGGCGAGCCCGCGAGCGGCGGGGCGGCCTGACCGGGCCAGCGGAAATCGTCGATCAATAGTGCTTTGGACATGGGGCGTCAGGGGGTTGAGTGGTCTGTTGCGGGGGGAGGGGACGGTCCTCAGAGCGTCAATGGTTTACAGGCTTCCGCTGCCACCACTGTTGCGCACGATGCCGCGCCAGTTGCGGACGGCCGCGGCAAAGCGGCCTTCAATCGAGGTCACGCGGCAGCGGTTGCGCGGGTCGTACCACTGCATGAGTTTGCCCCCCTCGAAACCGGTCTGATGGACATAGACGATCGATCGCACGAGGGCCGGGTCGGCCAGCAGGAACCAGCCGTAGGCGCCGAGCGACCAATCGTCGATCTGCTGCTCGAGCTTGGGGATGATTTTGTTTCTGAAGAAGTTGATGCTCGAATCGGCCGTGTAGAACGCGGGCGAATCGGGGGGCGGCGGCAGGAAGACCTGCTCGCTCGTGGTCTCGTAGGCGCTGCCCACCAGCGCGATCCGGGGGCCGACGCGCATCTTGCGCTGGCCGCCGACGTCGTATTGGGCGCGGAATAGCGATCGCATGGTCGACACCTGCGCGACGCTCGGCGCGCCGCCGCTGCCGCCGGTGACCACGTTGGCATGGGCGGAGCTGAACAGGTCGTTGCCGTCGACGCAGGCCACGTTGCCGGTGACGAGGTTGACGCACAAGCGGTTGAGCGTCAGATCGAGCGACGTGATCTTGTCGGCCAGATTTTCCTGAAAGAAGCCGAGGTCGTCGTTGACGATCATCACCGGAGTCAGCTCCACCCTGTCGCCGTAGCTGTCGGCCTGAATGAATGAAGCCTCTTCGAAGCGCTTCGATTGGGTGAACTCCTCGCCGTCCTCGATCAGCGGAATTTCTGAAAAGCCGCCGATGGCGACGATCGTCTTGGGCTTGAAGTCGGGCACGGCGGGCAACTGGTAGCACCAGTCGCGATAGGTGGATGTGTTCGTGGCCAGGGCGATGTCCATCATCTTGCCGCTCACGGCGCTCAAGATGTTGGGATAGTCGCTCGGCGATTGATAGCTCCCGTCGGAGGCGCCGAGTTGAAAGCGGAACTCTTCCTCGGCGCCGGCCTTGAGCCACGCGCGGGCGACGTCCTCGGGATCTTTTCCCACGAGCTGCACGCCGCGTTGGCGCAGATCGGCGGCGGCGATATCGAGCAGGCGCGCGTAGCGCATCGATCGCGCGCCGGCCGACAGGGGTTTTTTCTTTCCCTTGTCGTCGACGTTGCAGTTGACGCGGTCCAAAATGGCTTCGGTGGCGACGGCGAACAGGCCGTCGACCTCGCTGCCGACGCCACGCAGGTCGCCCACGGGATTGACCGGTTTTTCCTTTTTGGCGTTGGTCGCGGTGAACTTGACCAGCGCATCGCCGACGGCGTCGCCGGCGTCGATCGAGGCCTGGATCGACGCGGCTTCGATGCCCAGCATCTTTCCTCGGGCCTGGATCTCGGCGATGCGGGTGCGCTCTTCGGCCGCGGCCGCGGCGCGAATCTTTTGCTCGGCGCTATCGGCCTTGGGAGGCGCGAGGGCGGCGATCGCGATCGCTTCGTCGGTCGGCAGCGGCTCGCCCTTGGCGACGAAGAAAGCCTTGATCGCCGTTTCGGTGTTCGCATCGTCGGCGGCGTCGGCGACCAGGCCGCGCGCGACGGCCGCGCCCTTGAGCTTCGCTGAAACTGACATTGCTGGACTCGTTTTTGAGGGAAGGGTTGGTGAAAGGACGGACGGCGGCGGAGCGGGGTCGGAGCCGAAAATGCCTGTCGGACGCGAGGCGGAAGTTTTTGCGCGGGCGGTGGCGCCCATTTCATCGAGCACGTCTTCAAGCGTGGCGACTCGATCGGCCAGGCCGGCGCTAACGGCCTCTTGGCCGAGCAAACTTTTGCCCTGGCCGTAGCCCCCCTTCACCGCGTCCGCCGTCGTCGATCGATTGCGGGCCACGCTGCCGACGAATTGGTCGTACACGCTACCGACGAGTTGATCGAGGGTCGCCCGCGATTGCTCGGTCAGGGGCTCGTAGGGATTCCCGTCGGCCTTGTGCTGCCCGGCGGAAACCACGGTGTACTTTGCGCCGCGGGCTTCGTCGCTCTTGCTGCTCTCGCGGTGAACGGTAATGACGCCGATCGAGCCGACCAGGGAGGACGGCGAGGCGACGATCTTGTCGGCCGAGGAAGCGATCCAATAGGCGGCGCTCGACATCTGCGAGTTGGCCACGGCCGTGATCGGTTTTTTTCCTCGCGCCTGGAAAACTTTGTTCGCCAGCTCCGCCACGCCGTGGATCGATCCGCCTGGGCTATCGACGTTCAGCACGACGCCCTTTACGGCCGGATCCTGCATCGCATCGTCGAAGTCGGCGCCGATCCGCTCGGTGCTTGCGCCGCCGCTGTGCTGCTGCATGCCGCTCAGTCGTTGCGAGATCGTGCCCTGGATCGGCAAGACGGCGATACCGTCTTGCGTCGTCGTGTAGCCGGGCGAATCTTCGGCGTCTTCGTCGTCGGGATCAAAATACATGCCGACGCGTCGCACGATTTCTTCCTCGGTCATCGTGCCGGCGCGGTGCATTTCGAACGCGTCGACGATCGTCGCCAGTTTTTCCGGCGTGATCGCCAGCGGGATGCCGTAGAGGCAACCCGCGAGGTGCGGATAGTCGCGCTTTTTCGTCGATGCGCTCGCGTTCTTTTTGCCAAAACCAAAAATGCCCATTAGACGTTGTCCTCCTCGGGAGAAGAGGAGCCGGCCGGAACCTTTTGCGGCACTTGCCCGCTATCGGGATCGCTGCCGACCTGGCCGTTCTTGGGCGGACTGGCGCCTTTCGAAAAATCGTATTGCAGGCCGAGCTTGTCGGCGTGTTTCATAAACGCGGCTTGCTCGCGCTGCACTTTCTTCCAGGGCAGGCCGAGCTTGGCGCACTCGCGCGGGCCGCTGCTCATTCCCATGCGGATGCGGGCCCCCGCGGCGTCGGTCTCTTTCTCTTCGTCGAGTTGCTGATTGCCGGGGCCCATGGCCTCGACGCCGAGCCAGCGGCGCGGCTGGCGATTGAATTGATTCACGGTCGGGCCATTGCGCAGCACGTCGTAAGCGATCGCCTGGCGGGTGAACTCGCGGCGCACCGGCTTGACGGTTTTCCGCGCGAACCAGCTTTGCAGCACGCGATATTTGGCTTGGTCCTTCAAAAACGCGGCCCGGGCCGCGGTGTAACTGGCGGCCGTGAAATCGCCCGTCAGGCCCAGGTAGGTCATGCCGTTGATGGCAGAGCCGCACTGGCCCTGCAAAAGCTTGATGAACGGGGCGGCGTCGGGATTGGGACGGTTCGACTCGACAATTTTGACGTCGTCGTCGGCGCCGATCTCGCCCACGATGCCCTTGCCGAGCTTTACGAGTTCATTGCCGAAGTGATCGGCATCGGGTTCCAGGCCCATTCCGCCCCGGTTTGGGGTGGCACGTTTGACCAGCACCGTCAGCAGTGCGCCGATCGCGGCCGCCGTGAGTTCGTTGCCGATGTACCAATCGAGATCGCGAGCGGGCTGCACGATCGGGGCGTACCAAGAGATGCCGCGCGATTGCGAGGGGCGGAATTTTACGAAGGGGTGGATCACGCGGTCGGCCGGGATGCGGTAGCTCTTGCCGTCCCAGCCGGTAAAACCGTCCCAGGGGTAGGTGTCGTAGAGCCAATAGGCGATCGGCCGATCGAAGCTATCCATCTCGATGCCGCGCATGATGCGGACGCCGTTTTGATCGGGCGGCCGGTCGCGCGTCCAATCGAGTTGCTCGGGCTCGATCACCTGGTAGCAGAGCGGCACCACGCGGTTGCGGTCATTGCGCTGGCAGCGGAGCAAGAGAGTTTCGCCGACGCCGGCGGCTTCGCCGAACGCCAGGCCCTGCATCTCCTGCCAAGAGAGCTTGCCTTCGACGTCGGCTTCCTCTTCGGCCCACTGCTCGAACCAGTAATCCGACTCGTCGTTGAAATCTTCGATCGCGTCTTGCGTGCCATCGTCCTTGACGATGGCCGCGTCGGCGAATGTCTGAATGCCGGTGCCGATCACGTTGGTTTTGAGTTCGGCTTGCGCGCCGATCACCGTGGCATTGTTGCGCAGCAAGTCGCGGACGCGCGGCGTCAGGGTGAACCAGCTATCGAAGATGGCTAGGTCGCCCGAGCGGTGCGGCGGGATCCAATCGCGGTTGAGGCGATTGATCTTGGCCCCTTCGTAGGACGAGTAGTGGCGCGGGGCGTAGGGGTCGGGCATCTCCGCCCAGGCGACGATCGGCAAGCCGCCGGCGTCGGTGCCGATCACGTCGGGGCTGGCGGCTGCCTTGGGCATAGGAATAGGGGTTAGATCTCAGGGACCGCAGTCGTTGTCGTCGACGCGCATCACGGGCTTGAAGATCGGCCGCATGCTGTTGAGGATTCGGATCAGCCGCTCGCGCATCTTGTAGAGCGAATCGAGCGACTCGCCCTGGAAGCTGTCGGGGCCTTCGGAGTAGCCGTTGTAGGCATCCCCAAGGAGTCGTTTTTCGATCGCACAGTCCACCAATTCGAGGAGCCTTTGGTCGCTGAGGGCCATGGGCGGATACTATCCGAGAAATGGCGACTCGGGGCCGATCTATCTTCCAGCGGCTGGAAGTTGATCGGCGCAAGTTCTTTTGGTCCGGCGGCTTGCGATTTCCGGATTTGACCTTGTTGCGGCGAAAATGGCGCGCCCGTTCGGCGGCAAAGAAGGCCGGGACGGGGACGGAAAGGGCCGGTTTCGGCACGCGTCACCGCAACCGATCGTTATAATAGAGGCAGACGCGGCCGAGTGAGCCGCGACCCGCCGACCGGGAAAGTCGGAGCCGTGGCCCGCGAAGCCACAGGGAGCGAGTTGTGGAAAAGGTAAGAACCAATCAACGGGCCCAACACTGCGAAAACTGCGGCACCCTTTGCCAGCCGGGCGAAGGCGAGCTTTATTTTTTGCCCAGCGCCGAGGACAACGACGACTTCGATCGGGTGGGCACCGACCGAGCGCACGCCCACTGGGAAGTGATTTGCTTGGATCGTGCGGCCTGCGCCGCGCGCGTCGAGGCCAAGAAAACCGAACAGCGCCGAATAGCCTCGGTGCGCAAGGAAGCGGCGGCCAAGGAAGCGGCCGAAAAAAAGGCGATCAGCGAACAGCAGAAGGCCGAGTTCGCGACGCTGACCGCCGGGCTGGTCAGGACCGACGTCAGGCCCGAAGGGGCTACGTGGGTCGAGGAGTATGCGGCGACCGGAAGCGATTGCCGGGCACAAAAGCTCCTGCTGCCGACCGGCGAAACCGGCTGGGTGGTTTCCTGGATCGGCGATATGGACGGGTGCTACTGGCTGCTGCCGGCAGCAGCCAAGGAATCGGCCGAAGCGGAAAAGGCTCGCCTGCACCGGATTTATCAATGGTGGCGGCCGATCGGTTACAGCGCGCGATCGTATCCCGGTCCTGGCGTCCCGGAGGGCGAATTGACCGAGTCAGAACGCGGCGAGGTCGCCGCGCGCACCGCGGCCAAGTGGGCTGAACTCGAAGAGATGCAGCGCCGGTCGATCGATACCACGCTCCGGCCTCGGCCGGCCGATCGGCTGCAGGGCTGCGAGGCCTGGAGAATGCTGGCCGCGGTCGGCGCGGAAATCGAGATCGTGTATAGCGACGAGGCGCTGGCCAAGTTCGTGCGCGACTACGAGGCCACGCGCGACGACCGGAAGGCCCACGACGCGCTAAGGCTTGAGGTGCTGCTGAGGGCCAAACTACCGGCGGCGGCGCGCAACAAGAACGGCTCGATCAAGGCCGCCGTGGAGCGCAAACTGCCGAGTTATCAGCACGACACTTCGAATCGGTTTATCAAGGTGAATTGGGACGTCGAGTGACCGCCGTAAGGCGATTTTCGGAGGCCGAATGGACCGCTCGTCGACGATTCGCAAGGTGCTCGGGGAATTCTACGGCGCGCAGCGGCCGTACCCCGCGGCGCTGCCACCGGAGCTCGCGGAGTGGCACTGCTACGCGACGGACAGCGGGCACAACTTGCTGGTGGTTTTCCCGGCGGACTATCAGGAGCAGGGCGATCTCACGGGCCAATTGTGTCCCGCGCCGGTCAAAGCGGTGCTGCGCGCCGGCTACCAAATCCGGCGGGGCTACATCGTGTGCGCGATTCCCTATTCGCCGGCGGTCGGGCTGTTGACCGACCCGGCGGACGACGGGTTTTGAGCGAGCCCCTGGCCGCGCCGCCCGACCTCGCAAGTCGGCCGGCAACGGAAGCGCGGCGCGGCCGGCTTTTTTGGGAGGAAGAGCGTGAGCGCGAAACGAAGACCACTGCGGGCTGAATGCGGGTCGGCCGACGCCGCCGACTTTTGGCGCGTGAGCGGTGCGCTCGTGCGCCGCTGGTGCGTTGAGGGGCGGCTGCCCGGCTCGCGGAAAATTTCCCGCGACTGGATCCTTCCCGCCGGATCGCTGCCGCCGGCGGCGCGGAAGCCGGGGCCTCGCGCGAACTAGGGCCGCGCGGAAAAGCCCTTGTCGTTGTCGTCGCGCCGGCGCTGGCGATTGATCCGCTCCGCGATCTCTTTCTTCGGCACCTTCTGAGAATAGCTGCACCCCGTCGTGGGGCAATAATAGCGCGTGAAGAGCGGGCTGGACTTATTCGACGCGCAGCGCTGGCCGCAATACGGGCAGGTGATGATCAGCGCGTTCATGGGCGCGTGCTCCGGGGGCGCCGGCGGCTTGACCTTGCCGCCGGCGGCGGCGGGGCCGCGCTGCTCCTGGGCGGAGTCTTTCGGCCGGGCCGCGTCCGCGGCCTCGATGCCCAGCGGCGGATTATTCCGCGCGGAATCGTTTTCCTGACGCGGTTTTTCAGTGGGCGCTTGGGGTCGCTTCGTCTGCTTGGCCATAGCTTGGCCCTCCTTTGCGTTGATGCTCAGCCTCGTCGGCTCCGCGCGGTTCACCGCGCGGCAAAATCCTCGGGTCCGTCGGCGCGGGCTTCCTGGCCGTGGAACGCCGTCGCTGCGTGGTCTTTCGGCTGCGGCTTTTTAGGCCGCGGCCATTGGGACGAATCCCATTGGCCGCCGGTGATCATCTCGGCCAGCGCGCGGTTGTAGACCTCCAAGTCCCAATAGTGCTCGCCGAGCGCCTTGTCGCGCACGACCCAGCGCTGGATCTGCTTGCCGCTGGGCAGCGTCTCTTGCACGGGCGACTCGTTCACGAGCTGGCGAAGATAATCCTCGCCGGCGTCGAACACGTCGCTCGGAAACTGGATCGCGCCCGGCCGCCCGGGCTCGATCTGAAAACGGTCCAACAGATCGGCCTTGAAGGCGTTGACGAAAATGCCCCAAAGCTCGAGGCCGCCCTCATACGGCTTGCCGGTGCGGGCGTTTTTCTCGACGACGTGCATCTTAAACAGGTCGGCCGGGTCGACCTTCAGGTCGCCGCGGACGGCGCGCACGCGATCACCCGGATGGGCGCGGAGGAACTGGTGCACGTCGGTGATGCGGTGGCCGGCGTCGACGGCCAGCAGGCGCACGGCTAGCGACGCGCGGCCGAATGGATTCTTCTGGGAGCCGTCGCCGGCGATCGGCCACAGCACGTCGAGCACCGCGGCATCGAGCTGGGCCAGGTCGGTGCTGATGAGCGCGTCCCCGGTCTCGACGTCCTTATCGCGCTGCAGCACGCCCCAGTCGATCGTCCAATTGGAGAGCCTGTCGCCCCAGCCCTTGACGGACCAATAGACGCGGTCGGCCTGCACGTCGGCGGCGCCGGTAAGGAAAAAGCATTCGGGCGGCGCCGTGCCGCGACGATGCGAGCCCGCCAGCCGGCGGCCGAGCGTTTTCCAATGCGGCATCGCGGACGAGGTGCTATAGGGCAGCCCGAGCCAGTTGTTCCAAAAAACGCGGAGCGAATTCGATTCGCGGGCTTCGACGTAGGCGCCCGCCACGTCGCCGAACGAATTCTGCTCGCCGCACAGGCTGCCGCTGATCTGGAAGCTGGCGTTGCGCGGCGATCGCTCGGCGCGGCCGGATAGCTTGCCCCGCTTGTCGATCCGGCAGCCGCGCGGGCACCAGCGCCCGGCGGCGACCATGTCGGCCTTGTCGCCGCTCTCGATCCGGCAACCCCGCTCGCAGACGTAGTAGGCGCTCTCGCGCACCTCGTCGGCCGATCGCCAATTGCTCCGCTCGTCTTGCAGGCCGGCCACTCCGCCGCGGCCGGCGTGCTCTCCCGATTTGTGCGGGAAGAATCGCAGCTCCTGGTGGTGGCCGCAACGCGGGCACGGCACGAGGAACCTGCGCTGGTCGCCGGCCTTATAGAGGGCGGCGATCGTCGAGTTCTCGTCCGTCGGCGTGCTCTCGTAGAAAAGCTTGTGCTCGGCGAAGGCCTTTACGCGGGCCTTGATGATCTTGGCGGACTGGCCGAGCCGTGGCGAATCCTGCCAGACGTCGACCTCGGTGCAGAAAACGTATTTGCACGTGCGGCCGCGCATCCGCTGGCTGCTGCCCGAGAAAGCCAAATAGCACACCATCGAATCGAGATCGATCCAGCGATCGTTCCAAAGCCGCTCGGGCGGCACGCGATGGGCGACGCGCGGCGAGGACTCGGCCATGCCGTAGACCTTGTCGCGCATTTCGCGCATGGCGTCTTGATCCGGGCCGCAGAAGATCGACGGGGCAGGATCGATCTCGGCACGCGACAACAGCGCCGCCGTGGCGAGCACGGTCTTGCCGGCCTGGGCGTCGGCCATGATCGAGATCGACCGCACCTCCGGATCGTCGAAAAGGGCCAGCGGTTCGCGCCAATAGGGACGCGTGGCCAAATCGAACGGCCCCGGATCGGCCGAGGTTTCCGCCGGCAGCCGCAACTCGGCGGCGCACCAATCGGGCGTCGGCGGATGCGCTTGCGGATGCCAGGCGGCCGCGGCGGCGAGCAGCACGCGGGCGATCGGGTTCGGTTGTTTAGCGGAGGCGGTCATGGTTTCTTGCTTGGCGGTTCGGCCGGGGGCGGCGTTTCCTCGGCCTCGCGCGCTAGCGATTCCTCGAGCTGGATGCAGGCGGCGTCGATCAGCCGGACAGCGGCGGCGCGCACGCGGCCTGCGGCGCGGCGGCCGCCTCCTTCGGAGTGAATTTTGGCCAGCCGCTGCGGCAATTGGCCGAGGATCGCGCGGGCGTTGAAGATGTGGCGGCGGATGCGGCGCTCGATCTCGTCGATCGGGACGAGCTCGCCCTTGCGGACCTGGTTGGCCGTGCGCTCTTTGTCGAGCTTCTCGCGCAGGATCGCGAGCTCGAGCAGCGTTCGCCCGTGCGACTCCGGCGATGCGGCGCGCTGCTTGGCGCCGGAGAGATTCTCTTCACGCCAGGCCTGCACCGCCGCGGCGCTTTCCAGCGGGCAGCCGCGATCGCGGTAGTCCTTGAGCACCGTCGTGCTGACGCCGACCTCCGCGGCCAAGCGGTTGAGCGTGAGGCGCGGGGCCGGCGATGGCTTGGCCGAGTCTGTCTTAGCGCGTGCAATGGCTCGCTCGCTTGCGTGGCTTGGGTTTGGGCTCGGATGGTGCGCGCGAGACCTTGCGGCCGGTGAACTCTTCCCAGCGACGCACCGCCACGTCGCAATACGTCGGGCTCAATTCGACCCCGCGAGCCTTGCGACCGATCTGCTCGGCCGCGACGAACGCAGTGCCCGAACCGGCGTAAATATCTGCGACGATGTCGCCAGGATCGCTGTGATTCTGATAGGCGTTGACGTACAAAGCGGCCGGCTTCGTCGTCGGATGATCGGGCGATGCGCGCGGCCGGTCGATCTGCCACACGCTGGTGCGGTGCTCGCCCTTCATCGGCCGCCTGTGACGCTTCGTCCACGAGAGCAGGATCGGCTCATGCTGATAGTCGTAGTCCAGCCGGCCCATCGAAAACGTCGGCGAATTTTTGACCCAAATCAGAATATGCCGAGCGGCTAGACCCGCTTTTTGCATCATCATCATCATCATCATCATTCCTAGGCCACCTCCTTGGGGACTGCAGACGCAAAGAGTGCAATCGTCGGCCATGGCGCGCTCGCGCAGGACGACGAACGCGGCGAGCAATTCTTTTTCGAGTTCGTCGGGCGACAGGTCGTCGCCCGCGATGTCCTCGAGACATCGTCCCGACTTCTTTTGGCGGTTCAGGTCGTCCGACTTCTTTTGGCGGTTCAGGTCGCGATTTTTCTTGCCGATGCTGACGCCGTAGGGCGGATCGGTAAACACGCATATCGCCCGATCGCCCTGCATGACACGATCGATATCCTCGGGACGCCGCGCATCGCCGCACAACAGACGATGCTCGCCGAGGAGCCACAGATCGCCGGGCCTCGTGAGGGGTTTCGCCGGCGGGGCCGGCGTGTCGTCGGGATCGCGTTGGGCGGCGGCAGAGCCGTCGGCCGAGGCCAGGAGGCGCCCGAGCTCCTCCGGGTCGAACGCCAGGAGCGAGAGATCGAATTCGAGCTTCGCGAGGTCCTTGAGCTCTTTCTCCAGCAGCGACTTCTCCCAATCGGCGAGCGTCGCGGTCTGGTTGTCCGCGATGCGGTAGGCCTTGATCTGCGCCGGCGTGAGTTCCTTCGCGACGTGGACAGGCACCTTCGCTAGGCCGAGCTGCGCCGCGGCCTTCCATCGCGTGTGCCCGCAAATGATGATACCCGTCGCGTCGACGACGATTGGCTGCCGGAAGCCGAACTCGCGGATCGACGCAGCGACCGCATCGACGGCCTGATCGTTGACGCGCGGATTGCCGGGGTAGGGCTTGATGGCCGCCGGCTTGCGAAATTCAATCTTCATTTGGGCGGGAGGAGGAGGAGGAGGGCAAATTTTTTCGCGCCGGGCGCCAAAAAAACGCAACCGATGAGGGCCCGTGCGGGGGCCGGTCGGCCGGAAGGACCCGGAGGGGGAGTGGTCACGGGGCACCGAGGCGGATCGAGGAAGTCGGAAGTGTCACGCGGATCGCGGATCGCGGAAACATTCCGCGCGGAATAATTCGGGAGGGCCTGTGCGCCGGCGGCCTATTGGCCGGCGACGACCGCCGATGTCGCGCTCGAGGGCGGCGGCGAAGCGTCGATCACTTCTTGCACCAGGTTGTCGATGTTCGTCAGATCGGCTGCGAGCGTTTGCTGCAAGGTTTGCATCTGCGCCTGAGCGCTCGCGACCGACTGCTGGGCAGCGACGAGATTGGTTTGCGCCGCGGTCATCGCGGCGACCGCCGCGAAGTAATTCTGCTGATCGGTCTGCGCTTGATTGAGCGCGTTTTGCACGTCGGTGAAGGTCGGCGTCGTTCCCGCGGTCATGATTTCATTCTCCGGATAAAGGAAACGGTTCGGCGGCTCGCGCGTCGCGCCGGGGCTTGAACGCGCCGTGGATCGGCCGGCTGTCGGGAATCAACTCTTCCTCGGAGACGACGTCGGCTTCCATCGTCTCGCCGTCGCGAAGGTAAACGCGCGCCGCCGGCAGCGCGTAATCCCGCAGACAGATATCGATCCCTTCCATTTCGCGGAGCTCGACACCGGTAGCCACGTCGTACACGCGCACCTGCGCGAGCGACGGCAGCCTCGGTTCGACGACGACGCGAAGTTTCATGGTTTCCACGGATCGCTTTAGGCCGCGTTTGATGCTCGCCCCCTAGGGCGCCGCCAAACGCAAACGCGAAATGCTACGTCGCTGCCGGCGCGGGCGCCGCCGGCGTCGTTGTCGCTGCGGCAGCCGGAGCCGCGGCCGCGGCTGTCGCCGCGCTCGGCACCGCCGAAGGCGATTGAGCGAACGCGGCCACGCTGCTCGGCGTGTTCACGGCTTGCGATGCCGCCGGCGTCGATCCGCCCCCGGCGATCGGCGATGCCGGCGAGCCGCCCGCCGTCGAAATGCCGACGTCCTGCGCGCCGACGTACATTCTCGGCGTGGCCGGCCACTGCTGCGCGAGCGTCAGCGCATCTTGAATCGGGATCCCGCTGATCGCATCGAGATCGTTGGAGGTCGGCCACCAGTAGAGAGGCGGCCGATCCTCCGTGAGTTCGGTGCTCATCAGATATTGAGCCGGGTTGTACCCGGAAAAATCGGTCGCCGCGAGCGCGAAGGTCGCCGCGTAGGCCTGGGCCCGCGTGTAGCCGAAGTACTTCATGGCCATCTGGGCCAGAATCTCTTGAATGTATTTGCCGATTCGCCAGGCAAAGTCGTTCGAGATGTAACCGGGCCGCTCGTTGTCCGAATGCTGCATGGCCTCCTGCAGCATGAGCAGCCCGAGCTTGATGTACATCCGCAGATCGCTCTGGCGGATGCGCTGGCCAAAGTAGGGGACGGGCCACACGAGGAACGCCTCGTAATCCGGCGCCGCGTGCGTCACGTCGAGGCCGTTCGGATCGTTGAAGTTGCGCGTCTGGTTCGCCAGGCGCGAGCGCGCCAGATTGAGGCACGTATTGAGGTCGAACCAATACTGCGATTGCGGAGGCGCGGCGAACCGCGCTTCCAGGCGATGCGCCAGATCGAAGAAGCATCTCCCCACCGAATCGCAAAACTGCTTGATCACGAGGTTCATGGTCGCCGTCTTGCCGGCCGGATTGGGGATCGCATATCCGGCCGCGCCCCATTTGCCGTTGTTGTACCAAAGGATCTCGTCGGTCGAGAAAGTCGGCACGGCGTTGGCCGTGTTGTCGACGCCGGTCGTCGCGGCCGGATTGGTCGCCGCGGCGGTCGACGACGCGCTCGAGCTGCCCGCCGCGCTGCTGGTTGACGCTGCCGCTGCCTTGGCCATTGCGGGCTCCTCTTTCTCTGGTCGGACTCAATCGCACTGGTAATTGTCGGGGAACTCGATCATGTCGACGTTCTTGCTCGCGAGCTCATGGGGACAATCGGCGCAGAACTGAAGTTTGCCTTTCGCCACGAACAAATGACACGTCGTCACTCGCTTCCGCGGCTCGACGATTTTTCCGTCGTCGCAGGTGGCCCAATAAAACATCCTCAGCGACGGCGCGAAGGTGGGCGCCTCGGCGTTGCCGTCGAACTTCCATCGCGGCGTCTCGAAGAAATGTGCGCACCGGCAGCCGGGGCAGAAGAAAAACCACTGCTGGGTGCCGTTGGGCAAATCGAGCCGTCTCAACTTCGGCGTGATACGTGTCATCGCGCGCCCGGTTCGTTTCTTTTTATCGAGCGATCGTCTCACAAAACGGGCGTTTTCTCCGGCGCGTCCTTGCGCCGGAGAAAACGGCCCCCCATCCTTGGTTCGTCAGACCGCCGGCGCGGCGACCGCCGGAGCCGCGACGGCCGAAGCGGGCGCCGCCGGAGTGGTCGCCGGCGTCAATAGCGCGTTGATGGCGGCCTGTTCGGTCGTCGACGTGATCACGGTGAATAGCTGCGCCGTGCCTCCGGCTTGCTGGACCGCCGCGGCGACGGCCGCTTTTTCCGCGGCTTGCGATTTGGCCAAAGCGGCTTGCGTGTTGGCGAGGGTCGCCTTGCCGCCATTGGCCGTCAGATCGGTGATCTCGGCCTCGAGCGCGGCCTGTTGGGCCTGCGACTGGGCCATCAGCCCCAGCACGCGATTGGCCATCGCCGCCAAGCGCCAATTGCTGCCCGGCCTCGCGGCGAACGCGCTTGCCGACGGGGAGGACGGACTCGACGAACTGCTGCCAGTGCTCATGGATACGTTCCGTTTCGGGGTGAGGGTGGAAGGGAAACAAATCACGCTGTTTCTGGCACGAGAGACGAACTCATCCCGCTCAAAATCTGCGGTACCATTCGTTCGGCCTGCTGCAGGGCGCCGATCGCGCCGGGATAACTCTTGGCAACGGCCGCATGCGCCGTTTGCCACGCCTGATTGATCGACGCGTCCTGATACGGGACGTAATTTTGCGGCGTCGGAGCGGCCGGCTTCGCCGCGGACGCGTTCGCCGCGATCGCTTGCGACGCGCTTGTCGCGGGCTGATTCTGCAGGATGATCGCCGGCGTCGATGGCTGAACCGCGGGCGCGGCCGGCTTCGGGCCCGCGGAGGGAGTGCTGGACATCGCGCCGCCAGGCGGCGAGGCGTTCGGAGGCGGCGTGCTCGCCGCCGTCGCGGTGGCGCCGGCGATTTTCTTCAGCGCTCCATTGCCGACGAACCAGAGCGCGCCGGCCGCCAGCAGCCCCGGAACGCCTGCGGCGCTTCCCAGGCCGAGCATTTGCGCCAGCGTAAGCCCTCCGGCCGCGGCCGTCGTCGCCGACGTGGCCGAGATCGCCGGCAACGCGGCTTGCAATGCCGTCTGTAGCGCCGCCGGCGTGATGGCCTTATTGAGGCTCGCGATTTGGCCGGTCACCTGCGTTTGCAAATTTTGCAACGCCGTGTTCAAAGCCGGCAGCGTGCCGGCCTGCTGCGCGAGCTGTGTCAACTGGGTGTTGATCGAGGTCAGTCCGCTCGCGTTGGCGCCCCCGCCGGCCGTGAGCGTATCGAGTTCCGATTTGATCGCCGCCAACTGCCCCGTGAGATTCAACGGATCTGCGGCGCTAGCCGCGGCGGGTGATACTGCCGGCAACGCCGCCGGGGCAGTCCCCGGCGGCGGAACGGTCAGATTGATCGATCCGCTTACGGGCGGAGCTGAAGAAACCTTCGGATGCAGCCAGCGATAGAGTAGCCTGCGAATTCGCGTGCAGCACGGTCCGACCGTAATGTTTTCCTTCGTGCCGCGGCCGTCGAGCATCCCCGCCAACTGCCCCCGCGAATTGAGGATCGGTCCGCCGCTGTCTCCCGATCGCGCCGAGCAGCCGGCCACTTCCAAAAATTCGGCCGCGTCCCCCTTCTCCGGAATGAGGAATTGGCTGAAATTGCCGCGTTGCTCCAGGAACTGATCGTTCGACCCGAACCCGGCGATGGCCAGCGGCTCGCCCGCGCGCGGCGGAGAATCGGCGAGCTCGAGCGGCGTCACGTTCGCCGGCGCCTGGATCGCGATCGCCGCCACGTCCCAGATCGGGTCGCTCATCAGGAGCGAGCCGGCGGCGCGAACGCTGTTGGAAAAATCGACCTCGATCGACGGTTCGCCGGCGACGACGTGGCAGTTCGTGATCACCATCCCCACTCCGCGGCCGTCGACATCGATCAGCGTCCCGCTGCCCCATTTGCCGGGGCATTTTACGCGGACGATCGGGGAAGCGGGCTTGAGGCGCGAGGCTTGAGTCTCGTAGCCCGCCCGGCGAAACATGCCGATCAACTCGCTGATGTCGTTTTGCCCAACGATCCGCTGCACTTCGCGCCCATCGACGATCAGCACGAAGCAAGGAATCGACGCCACATGAAACTGCTGCGCCAGTGTTTTTTGCTCGTCGATATCCACCCGGCGCACCGGGAACCCGGCTGCGGCAAGTTGTTGCACGGCCGGCTCCATCGCGCGGCACGGGCCGCACCAATCGGCGCGAAAATCGAGCAGCACGATACTGGAAGCTCCGGACGAGCCGCCGAAGCATTGTGCGTGAACTTGCGACGCGAGCAGCTCGGCAATCACGAACGCCGAAGCCGCGACAAACAAGACGATCCATAGCTTCCATCGCGGTTGCATGACGGCTTCCTCGTCTGTTGGTTTCTTCGTCTCTGTGACCCCTAACCCCTGGCCCCTAACCCGCCAGCCGCGGATATTGGATCGTCAGGCCCTCGTAGAGGACATCAAACGCCGCCGAGTGGCCAAGGTGGTTCGGTTCGACGTACTGGCTTCTGAGGCCCGGGTACGGATCCCAACTCTCGGCGACGACGTCTTTCCACGCCTGGCGATAGCTCCAGACAACAGCCTCGGAGCAAAACTTTGGATCGTCGAATGTCGGTTCGACCGCGTTTTCAACATGCGGTCCGTAGCCGATCAGCCGCAGAAACGTCCGAATGATGGGCAGGTGGACTTCGGCGTCGGCGGCTAGCGATCGCCAGCCGTAGGACTCGCCGGCCTGGCGAAACATCCAGTCTGCGGCTTTGATGCACAAAGCCTCTTCGCACTTGGGCCGGTAGACGTCGATCACGCCCGGATTCGCCTCCACCTGGCTCGACAGCGTCACGACCCGAAAGCCGTAGTATTCGCGCGATTCGGCGAGGGCCAACACATCGCCGCGCCAGAGCGCCATCGCGGCGTGGCTATAAGGGCCTTCGGTGTTGCCGGCGATCAAAGAGCCCGGCCGGCGAAAGAGTAGCAGGTCCCCGTCCAAGATGTGCGATCGCACGTTCGCGTAGGAGGTCGAAGAATTCACGTGCAGTGATACCCGTTCGCCACGCCCGCTTGCGGCGTGCGGTTTGCAAAGGACAAATCGCGAGGGGGCGAATATACACGCCGCCGCCGGCTGTCAACAAAATCGGCGTCTTTAAAGTGGCCAGTGGCTAGTGGTTAGTGGCTAGAAACGTCTCTTCGTCACTGGCAACTGGCAACTGGCAACTGGCAACTAGCAACTGCCCACTACGCGTCCCTGCTGGTGATCCGGCTGTGCTTGCGCCGCACGTCGTTCAAGCGATTCGCCCGCGCCGGGGTATGCCGCGTCGCCAGGCTATTGAGCGTGCCGTCGAGCCGTTTGGCGGCTATGCCTTCCGCCAGAAGTTGCTTGCCTGTTTCCGCTCGCATGGCTCGTGCTCCGAGTGGATCGGGCATCGCCAGTGATTCGCACAGCCGGCAGGGCACGATCTCGATCATGCCTCGGCAGCCGTCGCAGCGATGCTTCGGGACGCGCCGCTCGTCCTTGTTGAGCGTCGGCATGGCCCGGACGCGATATTTCCCCGAGCGAATCTTCGAGATCGTCTGCCGGTCGACGCGGATGCCTCGGCGTGCCAGCGCGGCGGAGGCGCCGCGGCAGGACAGGTCCCCAAGCGCCCGCACTTCGTCGATCGTGGCCTCGTCGTGAGGCGGCCGGCCCCGGGCCATAATGCGTCCCTATACACGCGATCATATGGCCGATCGGCGATCGGCGAAAGCGGAATCAGGCCGCCTTGCTGGCAGCCGGCTCGATCGACAGCTTTTCCTTCTTGGGGGCCGCGGCGATCAGCTTCTCCGCGGCGGCACTCCCGGCGACCCGCACGAACTCGCTTTTCCAGGCGACGGCGCCGTTGGCGTCCTTGATCGCGAGCACGTAACCGCAGGTCAGCACCGTGCGTTCCTTGCCGCCCTCGGTCTTGACGACGGCCATCGCCTTCTGCTCGATCTTCTCCTGGAGCGCTTCCAAATCCTTCGCCTGACGTTGCAGCGCGAGGCGCCGGGCGTCGAGCTCGAAATACTTCGTCAGTTGCGCCCGGGTGAGGCGCGGCGCGGGAGCGGTTTTGGTCTTGGCCATGGGCCGCATCATAGCCGCCGGCGCCGGCTGTCAACAAAATCGGTGAGCCGCAGCGGGTTTCATGGCCCGGCTGGCGCCGCGCCGCTTGCGGCGCGCTATTCCGCGCGAAATGAGAAGACAGGAGGGCGCGACTCCTTCAGGGGTCGCGGCGCGGCTTGAGGAGCGCGGCTTTGGCCAAGGGGATCAAGCGGAGGAGGTGGTGCATCATCCAGGGCCGAGCGATCGGCGCCAGACGGCCCACGAAACCCGCGAACGCGTCTTGGTCCCAGGCCTCCGGCGGCGCGTCGTCGAAAGCGCGCGTGGGGTCGCAATCCAAGGGGATATCGGATCGCCAGTATTCCCAAAACGGCGCGCCGTGCGCGCTCCGCATGCAGGTGAGCGCGTAGTTCTCGCCCGCAGCCGTGACGAACCCATGGGGGCGGCAATAGATCAGCCTGTTATGCAACGATCCGCCGACGAAGCGAAACACGCACACCGCCGGAAGTTCGACCCTCAGCTTTTCCGGATCCATTCAGCCTAGCCTTTCGTTGACGGCCGAATTCTCCCGTCCGACAACCCATATATGGTCGAGAGACAGGCCGCCGGACCGCCCTTCGATCGACACGACGGCCTCGCCGCAATCAAGTGCCCACGCCGGCGAACGGGTCCGCGCCTCGGCGAAGTCTTTCTCGCCGACGATGGGATAATAGCGCACCAGGGTGCCGACCGGATGCGCGGCATTGAACGCCTGCGCTCGGTGTTCGGCTTTCTCGATCTGCTTCCGACGCATGCTTCATCCTCCGAGGGCTGTCACACGAGCAACGGCGCGCCGGCCGGCGCCGGCGCGGGTGGTTTGGGCGAATCATCGTCTCTTTGGAAATCGTCGTCATCATCATCATCGCGCGGGCCGCGCCAGTCGTCTTCGTCGCGGAAGAAAAAAGAGCATTCGAAACCCGCGATGCGAAGTCGGTCGAGCCATCCGGCCGTCCAGCGCACGTTGACGGCCTGCGCCGCGTGGCGGCCCGCGTCGGTCAGTCCCCAATGATGGCACGCGCAATTGCATCGCGTGAGGGCCTGCTGCCGCTTCGACCAGCTCGACCGCTCCGTCTGCACGAGCCCGGCCCGCTTGAGGGCCCCCATCGACACGAGTTGGATCGTCGCGTGAAACCCGCCGGCCGCGACGACGTGGCCGATCGCGTCGCGCGACCACCAATTCCAGCGTTGGGCATTTTCAAGCGCCAGCAGTGCCGCCAAGATCCGTTTCCGGTGCGCGCTCTGCTTCACGGGAGCCTCCAACCGGTGCGGTCCGCCAGCCACTGCCGGCAGATCTCGGCGATCGCCGCCGTTTCGGCCGGCCCTGTGTCCCTTCGCGAGCGCTCCCCTGGCATCGTCGATCAGAGACTCGAGTCGGCGCAGGCGATCCTTCCTCGATTCCATGACGGTCCCAATCATTTCGAGGTTTCCTCGTCGTCAATTTGTTCGGAATGGAGCCGTTTGAAATCCAGGTACAACTGTGGGCCCGGGTTGTCCATCTTGTCCGCGATCTCTCGGAGAGCGCAGTCGAAACCGGGCCGCTCGACGGCAAGGTGAGCGAGGGCCATCAAAAGTAGCTGCCGCTGGGATTCGTCGATGGTGATGATGTGGCTCATTTCGTGTGTCCGCGTGATCCGGGGTTTACTTTTTTTTCTTCCTCGTCCCCCGTCCCTCGTCCATTCCCCCTAGCTCCTTCGGCAGCCTCGACTCCGTCTCCGCCGCGGCCATCAGTTGCTTGACCATCCAGCCCTTCGACTTCGCGCCGTCGATGTAGACGCCCAGTTCTTTGCCGAGGGCCTCGAGCTGCTCTTTGGTGTGCAGCTCGAAAAATCCTTCGGTGAGCGGGCCGGCCAGATTCTTTTGCCACTCGCGAGCCAGGTCGATCCCCAGCTCGCCGGCCAGTGCCGCCACGTCGTCGTCGGGAAACACCGTCCGCGGGCCGGCCTTGGCGTCGAACGCGAACCAGCGGCCCAGCAGCACACGCGCCGACGATCGCGGCAACTTGGTTTGCCCCAGCAAGCTCCAGGCGTCTCGGCCGCTGCCGCGGCCGGCGCCGACGGCGACGCGCAAATCGTCGAATCGGTAGCCGGTGCCCGGGGAAAACACGTCCCGCTCGACGGCAAAAAACATCAGCAGCTTGATCGCCAGCTCGATGCCGCTGCCCGCCGCCTCCAGGTCGCCGGCGATCCGCTGCGAGATCAGCCACCGCAGCCACACGATCTTCCACGCCGCCAGCCGGCGGGCGAACTGTGCCTGCAGCTCGGCGTCGCGCTTCTTTTGCTCGGCCGGCGAAAGTTTTGTCACCTTGGCCGGCTTGCTTTCCTCTTCGTCGCCGCCGCCGGCCGTTCGATTCTTGCCGCCTTTCTTGACCGTCTTTTCGTACGCGCCTTGCAGTTGCCAAAACAGCTTTTCGTTCATGGCGTAGCGCCGCGCGCCGCTTCCCCATTTCGACGGGGCCTCTACCACGTCGAGTTGGGCGAGTTGCTCGGGCGTGGCCCTGAACGTGCCGATCTGCTCGTAGGTCTTGCGGCGGTAGCGATACTTGTCGTCGAGATCACAGCCGACGGCCGCCACCGCCTCGCCGATATACCCCTGGAATTGCTCGAGCGTGCCGCAATTGCCGTCCGCCTTCATCCACAGCGCCAGCTTCTTCAGCACCGCCGGATACTTGGCGACCGCCAACAATTCCTTGCCGTGCGACGGGCTCATTTCGCGCGAAATAATTTTGTCGCGCCACTCGGTGGGCAGCTCGAGCAGCCGCACCAGGTTGGCCACGTAGCTCTGCGACCGCCCCAGCCGCGCGCCGAGCGCCTCTTGCGTGACGCCCGTCTCTTTCAGCACGCGGGCGTAGGCCGCGGCCCGCTCGATCGGATTGAGATCCTCGCGCTGATCGTTGGCCACCAGCGCCAGCTCCGCCATTTCCTGGTCGCTCACGTCGGCGACGATGGCCATGATCTCGCTGGCCTTCGCCAGCTTCGCGGCCCGCCACCGCCGCTCGCCGTCGACGAGCTGATAGGCCGCGCCGTGCAAGCCGCATATTGCCGGCGCGGGGCGCACGCGGATCGGCTGCTGCAGCCCGTGCGTCGTGATCGATTCGGCCAGCGACGCCAGGGCCTCGGCGTCGAAGTCGCGCCGCGGCTGCCACGGATTGGGCGCGACTGCCTCGACCGCGATCAGCCGCAGGTCGCCGGCCGCGGCGGTCGTCTTGCCGGCCGAAGTCCGGCGCGCGCGGAGTGTGCCGAGCATGCCAGGCAGAGGCTCCGCCGCGCCGGGGTTGACGGTCCCGTTGTCCAAGGGCATTTCAGCCGGATCGTGCGGGCGCCGTCCGTCGCTCGTGGTTTGCTGGGTCGCCTCGGGATCGAAGACCGCGATCCCCGTCGGTGTCGTCGTGCTGACGCCGGCCGCCGCGGCCGACTTGCGAAGTACTTCGCGCTGCTCGGGCGTCGGCGGACCGCGATCGACGGTGGACGGGTTTTGGTCGCCATCGAATAAATTAGTCCACTCCTCCGCATTTCCCTGCACGGTCCCTTGTTCGATGGTGGCCGATTTGCCGCTCTCCTCGAACGCCTCGTCCAGCACGTCGTCCCACGGCACGAGCCCCTCGTACACGCCGTCAACCGTCACCTGCATTCCCTCGCGCGTGCCGTTGAGCTTCGGCAGGCCGGCCATCTCCTGCGAGCCGATCGGGCCCAGCAAACCCGACAGGTAGCGGAGAGCTTCGTTGCGCGTGCGGCACACGGCGAGCGACCCGCCGTACACTCCGTTGCCGCAGGCCAGCAGATGCTCGATGGCCGCGTACTTGTCGACCAAGGAGAGGCTCGAGACTTGAGACGGTGCGCCTTGAGGATGCGAAGCGTCCGCCTCCTTCGTCGCCCCTAACCCGTCGCCCTCAACCTTGCTCGGCCCGTCGAATGTCCGCCCGCACAATCGCTCCGCCTCATCGAGCACGTCGTCCCACGGAATCGTGCGCACGACCGTGCTGATCGGATGGCCGGCGTCGATGATCTTGATCCCCTCGGGCTCGGAGTAGGCGCGCGAGTCGCCGGCGAGCTTCGGCCTGCGGCGCCAGTGCGTGATCCGCAGGCACCTGAGCGCCTCGGCGCGCGAACCGCAGGCCGCCAGCAGGCCCCCGGAGACGGCCAAGAACTCCACGATGATGCGCCCGATCTGCGCGTCGTCGAGCGGCATCGCCGCGTCCGCCAACCGGAAACCGCGGCCCGCGGCCTTCTTACTCGCCCGTCGCCCCTGGCCCCGCGCCCCTTTGCTTTTCGTCGCCGTCGCCATTTGAAGCTCCTTCGTTGGTGTGAATGATTGGCAGCAGAAGCTGCCGTTTGTGCGCCCCGATGATCGCGATGGCCAGGTAATGCGCTGCCCGCCCCAAAGAATCGGCGGCCTCGGTCAACTCGCGGATCCAATCCTCCCCTTGAAACAGCAGCTCCGTCATGCGCAGCCGGCGGCGCATCAGATTGAGGCGCCCGGCTTCGGCCTTCAGCCGCCGCTCGAGCCGCGACATGCGTTTTTTCTTGCGGCGCGTGGCCATCAGCGGCCCTCCTCTCTGGCGATGCGGGCCGCGCTATCCATCTCGTCGAGGAGCATCGCCCGGGCCATCCCGGACGCGACGGGATGATTGCGCAGGTCGGCGGCGAAGTGCCGGCGCGTGAAGGGCGCGAGCCGCGCGACGAGCTCGTCGAATTCGCATACGTCCATCGCGTCGAGCGCGGCGCCATGATCCCGCTCGAGCCGCTCTGCCTCGTCGCGCGCCGCCGCTTTGTCGCGCTCGACCTGCGCGACGATCGTCGAAGGCCGCACATGCCGTTGCCGCGCGAGGTATTCCTTCGACGCCGGCGGCCAAAGCGAAAGATCTTCCGGTGATTGTCCGGCGCGGAATCGAGTGGCCCGATAATACAAGGCCCCCGGGCCGCGCCATCGATCGGGCTGCGCCGTGTAGATGCGGATCAGCGCGAGAATCGATTGCGGAGCGATCCGTCGGTCACGAGCATCGCGGACGACTTCGGCCGCTTGCAAAATTCCCGCGGAAAAAAGTCCCTCCTCCACCTCGTCCCAAAACGCTTCCCTCGGCAAAGCGCGCAGCGCCGAAGAGGAGGTCGGAGGAGGTTTCGTTTCCTGTACGCTTCGGAACGCTTCGGGTGTCCCTGGGGCACTGCCGGCCGCCCCTGGGGCACTGCCGACAGTGCCTGGGGCACTGCCGACAGTGCCTGGGGCACTGCCGAAGCTATCGTCCGCTTGACTTGCGTGCGGCACGACCGACCGTTCGGATGGCGGGCGGCGACGACGCATTGAGGAAGCGGGCGCTCCCCCTGTCAAATCGAACGAGTCACCTTCATCGCTGCCGGCGGAGGCCGGCTTCATGTGGGTGTCGGCGGGAGCCGGCTGCTTGCAACCGTAGCGGCCTGTCAAGAGAGCCAACTCCGACCATACGATGCGGTAATAGTTGCAGTCGCGGCGACGGCCGTTCGTGCCGTCGCCGCGCTCGACGATCAATAATCCGGAGCCGGTCAAGGCCTTCAGCGCGCGAATCAAATGGCGGCGCCCCATATTGGCCGTGCGGGCCAATGTATCGAGCGACGGCCATGCCTCGCGGCCGCGACCGAAATCGTCGATCCAACGGAGCACCGACTTCTGCACCTGCGCGGAGACCTTTTTCTGCGCTGACGTCTCGATCACGACGGCCGGTTTGAGGACGGCGGCGGTGAGGATCGCCAGTTGCTCGGCGCGTGAAAAATCGATCTCTTTCTGCTTACGGCTTTCCATGCCAGATTCCTTGATCACCTTCCTTTCCTGGCGGTTAAGCCGCGGGGCGCGGTTTCCGATTGAACGGTCCCAGTTCCGCCCGATAGATCACCACCGCCGGCGGCGCGGCGAGATGAATTTTCGCGCGACCGTGTCGCGATTCGGTCAACGTGACGAACGCCTGGGCGCCGTCGGGCAATTGGAGCACGATGGATTGCCCCGCTCGACGCTCCAGCGTCAAGCCTGGGCGCCGTGGGGGCGTATGAATCCTGCGCATGTCGAAGCTCCGTTTCTTTTAGGCCGAGGGGGGGTAAGTTAGGGTGAGGGGTCAGGGTTAGGGAAAGGCAGATCGCTGCGGGAGCGGCCGACGGTGACAGCGACGTTTCGGCGATGGAAGGCCTCGGCCAGGGCCTCGGCGTCGCGGGCCGAGATGATGCCGTAGATCGCCGCCACCGGCGCCCGACCGTCGGCTTCGAGCACCAAGTCGCAAAACAGCCGGTCGCTGCTGTAGGGCGTCTGGCTGATAAGCAGCCACGCCTTCGGTTGATTGGCCATGTTGTGGTACCTATTTCTTCGGCGACAAAATCCAGGCCAGAAATACCAGGGCGCACACGATCGCCAAATAGCCGATCCCCGCGACGTTGTCGGCGCGCCACGACGTGCCCCAGGCGAGCGCCGCGTCGAACGTCGCCACCGACAGCCCGAACAGCAACATCCCGAGGCTGCGGCGAGGGCGCCTGCGGAAGGGACGAGGGGCGAGGGACGAGGGACGAGGATCGGCAGACGCTCCGGCCCTGCGGACCGGCGCGAATGCCAAGATGCGCTGCTCGCCGAACGGGCCTCGCAAGATCACGACTCTCCCCTGCATCCGCGTCATCCGTGTGATTCGTGGTTTCATCTGCCTTGATCCTCCGTTCGAAACAATCGATCGAAGATCTCGCGGATCGCGTGACGGCATGGGCCGAGAATGATCACCGCGCCCGGCCGGCCACATGGCGCGCGGAAGAGAAACTCGATCTTATTGGAGGCACAGACAACGCTGCGTCCTCCGGGCAGGAACGGCCAATCGACCAGCTCGAGAGGCGCTTCGTAGACGTCATCATCACTCGTCCCCAGCCCATCGCCCCTCGTCCCTAATTCCTCCGCCTCGCGAAACACCTGGGCTTCGAAAGCTTCGAGCCGCTCGACGTGCCGCCGCAGCGACTCGTTCTCCGCCGCCAGCCGTTGGATCGCGTCGCGCGCGTCGCGCAGGTCGTTCACCGCGTCGCGATGCGCCAGCCGGGACCGGGCAAGCTGTTCGGCGTGCTCGCTCAACTCGCAATGCAATTGGCGGATTTGCTCGGCGTGCAACGCGAGCAATTCGCCGGGCGATGTGTGGGGTCGTGCGTCCATGCGGGAAATTAGGGTGAGGGTGAGGGGCGACGGGTTAGGAAAAGAGCTTCGAAGCGCGCCGGCGCCGACGGACCAAAAAGCGTAGCGCGAATTCGTGTTCGCCCATGCGGGCGCCGGCGACGTCTTCGATCGACTGCCGCTGCGTCTTGCAAAGGCCACAGGGGAATTTCCGGCTGTGCCGGCACAGCCGGGCAATCGTCTGTTGCTTCGTCATGGGTCACGCTGAGGGTGAGGGGCTAGGGGCGCCGGACAAAGACTGCCGCTACCGCGATGACTGCGGCCGAAACGAGATCGACGGTCTCTCGAAAACCTCAAAGGCGTCCAAGATCGATACACATACATCTGTCCCCCCACCGAGGAGCTCGCGGGCCAAACGCATTGCGGCGACGCGCGCGACCGGCCCCATCGCGTTCCACCATTTCGACGCCGCATCCCTCGACACTGCCTGGATCCGCCGATCGATCATCTGCTGTGTCTGTTTGCACACGGCGCTCGCGAAAAGAAGTTCGTCGCGGGTCAATGACGCGACGAGCAGCGGCCTGTATTCGCCCGCCCTGAACTCGCACACTTGGACCGCGAGCGGCCGCGTTGAGGTCGGTTCGTGCGGGATCGCCGTCTTCGAGTGGATGCCGTTCATCGTTTCACCTCGTGGGGGTTGGTTTCGCGGTTTGTGGATCGGGGGCCAGAGGCCCGACATTCCGCGCGAAATAAAAGGGCGGCCGGCCGCGGCGGTCCTGGTACCGCGGCGCGGTCGCCCCGGTGTCCGCCGCGCGACGAGCGCCGCGGACCGTCATCGATTAAGGCTCGTGGCCACAGGCTCCAGGTTGAAGGAAGCAGGCGCCCTTGGGGCTCCACGGCGCGCCGCGCGGGCATGCCGGCCTGTCTGCCGCACCTGCAGCCCGCGGCCGCGAGCCTCAAGTGAGGGTGAGGGGGAAGAGGGACGATACCCCTCGTCCCTAAAAAAGCTCGAGCTGCCGCGAGCCCGTCGCCGGCGTGAACGACGGCTGAGGCAGCTTCGCCGCGGCCTCGCAAAGAATTTCGGCCGACGTGTAATAGTCGAGGTTCACGTCGCCGCCGGCGTGCCCCGAAAACATTTTGGCCGCCGCCGGGTTGATCCGCTGCATCTCCGTGTTGGCCCGCTTGCGAATCGCATGGAACCCGTAGCGCCGGGCGGCTTCCAAATGCGACGAGTCGAGGATCCGCTTCCGCGTGTGGTGCAAGTGCGTTTCGCAAAACGGCCAGGGAAACACGAGTTCCTCGTGCGCGCCGCGCATCCGCTCGATCGCGGCGAGCGCGTAAAAGTTCAAAAACGGTTTCAGATCGCGTCGGCTTTTGTTGCTCCAGGGCCCGGGGACCCGCTCCGGGATGTTGACCCAGGAGCCGAGCTCGTCGCGCTCGATCCAAGCCCAGCGGATGCTCATCGCCTGTCCAATGCGCAAGCTGCAGTTGAAGACGACGAGCAATAACGATTGCCACCAGACGCCGGCAGGAACGCGCGTCGAGATCGGCGCGGGGGCGGAATGGCAGGCATCGAGCGCGAGCCCGATCTCGTCGAGCGTCCACACGTTCTTGGTGCGCGGTTTCTTGGCCTTTGGCTTTCCGATTAAAGGCGGCTCGGCCAATAGCCCCGCGCCGTGCATCGATCGCGGCCCCCCCTTCGATCGGCCTTTTGGCCCCGCGCGGTCCAACACGCATTGCACGTGGATGCAATGCTTGCGCACGGTCGCTTCCGCGATCGACTGGCCGCGGAGCAATCCGGGCAATGTTCGCAGGCCGGCCTTGAATTGCGCGACGCACGAGTCGTCGATTCGATCGAGCGGCGGATCGCCAGTGAAGCGCGCCCATAGCGCCGTGGACTGGTCGTATTGATCGAGCGACCGTTTCGCGAGGGCCCCGGCCACGAGGCAGACCGGGCGAACGTAGGCGCGATAAAAGTCGAGCAAAGTGATCGACGGGGAAAGGCCGTGCGGCCGCGCGGCCTCCGCGGAGGAAGAGGCTTCGCCAGCGTCTTCGTCCGTGAAGAGCCGCAGCGCCGGCGTGGGCGCGGGGGGAAAGAGTTCGCGTTGCGTGGGATCGGTCACTGGGCGTCGCATCAATGGTGCTCCCCTTCGTCCTCGCGGACGAAGCTGCGGCGCGCGGCCTCCCCTCCATGCCAGAATCCACTTCCCAAGTGGAGACCGGCGCCCCGTGTTTCGAACAGACGATCCCTCGGAATAGGCGCATCGTGCTCACGAACGAACGCTCCCCATCAGGATAGTCCGGCGCGCGAGCGATTCAACCGTTCGGGGGGGCAGCGAACCGGCCAAATATCGAGCCGCCGCCGCGATACCTTTTTGGAAAAAGGAACGCGGACGGCGGCTCGTCCGATTCGGTGCCACACGGTGGGTGAGGCTCCGCGCCGAAACCATCGGGTTGCCAAAGGCCGCCGAGACCAACCGTGGTTGGTGTTCGGAGGAATCGGCCGGAACAACTCAAACGCAATGCGGTGAGTCGTTCCACGGCCCGGCGACCCGCGTGGGTCGAAAGAGTCGGCCCCGGGAAAGCCTGTATCACAGGCGCCGAGGCTGAAGGAGCGAGTTCACCAACCAACCCGCCCGGCGAAGTTTCGTAGACCTCGCCGACAGGCAACGCCTGGCAGTCTGCCGCGCCGCGACGGAACTGTCAAGCAAAGCGACGGAAAATTTCCGCGCCGCACCGTCCGGTCCGATACGCGCGTTTATCCGCGGGCGCCATCTTGGACAAGCGGATAACAGTTGCGTTGCCACCGCGCTGGCAATTATTTGCGCGGCGCGGTACTATTCCCAGCATGGAATCGACCGTCTCCGAGGCCGCGAAAATCTTGGGCGTCAGCGCGCGATGGGTGAGCGTGCTTTGCGCCGCGCACGCGAT